CTCACTTACCCACAGAGTTTAGTTGGAACTATCTTGCTTCACGTCTTAGAACTACAGACCCTGAAATACAAACTTACTTACGTTGTACTGCTAACCCCGGTGGTGTTGGTGCTCAATGGGTAAAACGTAGATACATAGAACCTATTGAATCTAACACATCCTTTACAGGAACCGATGGACTAACAAGAAAGTTTATTCCTGCTAAGTTAGCTGATAACCCATACCTTGCAGAGGATGGAGTGTATGAGCAGATGCTTAAATCACTACCACCAATACAACGTAGACAGCTACTTGAAGGTAACTGGGAAGTTGCAGAAGGTGCTGCATTTGTAGAATTTGACCCTAAACTACACATTATTACACCTTTTGAGATACCTGTTTCTTGGGAAAGGGTAAAAGGCATTGACTATGGGTATGCTTCTGAAAGCTGTTGTTTGTGGGGAACTATAGATGTAAACGATGGAACTTTGATAATTTATAGAGAATTATACAGAAAAGGCTTGACAGGAGAAGAATTAGGGACTATAATAGGAGATATGGAACTCGTGGACCCTTTTTCGGTTCCGGGTGTATTAGATACAGCAGCGTGGGCAAAAACCGGTACAACCGGACCTACCGTTGGTGAAGCCTTAGTGAGAGCAGGTCATAAGCTTAGACGTGCTGATAAGAATAGAATTCAAGGTAAAATTCAAATACATGAGTTCCTAAAGGTTAGAGAAAACGGTAGACCAAAGCTGCAAATATTTAATACTTGCCCTAATCTAATACGAGAACTCCAAAGTATACCGTTATCTAAGACCAATCCTGAAGATGTGGATACACATGCTTCTGACCATGCATATGATGCATTGAGATATATGATAATGAGCCGTCCAAGGATGGATAGTCCATTAGAGAGACTTAGAGGAATAAAGAGGGCAATACATCTGCCTTCTGATTCTACGTTTGGATATTAAATATGGCAGATAACGATAATACATTTTTAAACGCTGACTATATCTACGAAGATGTAGAAGGTGAGGCTGGTAAAACTTTATCGTTAGAAGAAGACCAAAAAAGTAATCTTGTAGGTATTATCCAAAGTAGATTCTATCAAGCAGAAGATTCTCGAAACTCTGATGAAGCTAGATGGTTGAAGGCTTATGAAAACTACAGAGGTCTTTACAATAAGTCTGTCAAGTTTAGAGATTCTGAAAAATCTCGTATCTTTGTAAAGATTACCAAAACAAAAGTCCTTGCTGCCTTTGGTCAACTTGTTGATGTTATTTTTGGAACAGGTAAGTTTCCTATTGGTATTGCTGAAACTAAAATACCTGAAGGAGAGCTAGAACATGCTCATCTCGATGCAAATAACCCACAACCCGGAATTGAAACATCTATACCTGATGACATAGGTAATAGAATTGATAATCCATATGATGTTGGTTATGAAGGTGATGGTAAAATTGTAGAGCCGGGTGCAACATTTAGTAAAGGAATTGTAAGTCAATCAATTGAAGATAAAATTGAAGACCAGCTTGTTGAAGGTTTTAGTCCTAATCCACAAGCAGTTGAAGTTTCTCCAGCTCAAAAGGCTGCGAGAAGAATGGAAAAACTTATCCATGACCAAATTGATGAATCTAAAGGTTCATCTGAAATAAGAAATGCTCTTTTAGAATCTTCTCTATTAGGTACAGGGATTGTAAAAGGACCTTTCAACTTTAACAAAAAGTTAAACAAATGGGACATGGGTGAAGATGGGGAAAGAACATATAGTCCTCTTGAAGTAAGAGTTCCTAGAATAGAGTTTGTAAGCTGTTGGGATTTTTATCCTGACCCTGCTGCAACAAGTATTGAAGAGTGTGAGTATGTAGTTCATCGTCATAAAATGAATAAGTCACAACTTAGACAGCTTCGTAACATGCCTTACTTTAATGCTGATGCAATACGTGCATGTTTAAGTGAAGGTCCCAACTATATTGAAAAAGATTTTGAATCACAATTAAAAGATGATGCTCGTAATGATGAGTATCAATCTAACTTTGAAGTTATTGAGTATTGGGGTATTATGGATGCCGAATACGCTAGAGAAGTTGGAATAGAATTAGAAGAAGACATTGATGATTTAGATGAGGTACAAATCAATGCATGGGTATGTGGTAATCAATTACTTAGAGCAGTAATAAATCCATTTACTCCATACAGAATACCTTATCATGCTTTTCCATATGAAAGAAATCCTTATAATTTCTTTGGTATTGGAATAGCAGAAAACATGGATGATTCACAGCAGATTATGAATGGTCATGCAAGAATGGCTGTAGATAATCTAGCAATGGCAGGTTCGTTAGTATTTGATGTTGACGAATCAGCCTTAGTAGGTGGACAGTCAATGGAAATATATCCGGGTAAAATATTCAGAAGACAAGCTGGTATGCCCGGACAAGCTATACATGGCTTGAAGTTTCCAAATACTGCACCTGAGAATATGATGATGTTTGACAAGTTTAGACAACTTGCAGACGAACAAACCGGCATACCATCTTATTCACATGGTCAAACTGGTGTTCAAAGTATGACAAGGACTGCTTCAGGTATGTCTATGTTACTTGGAGCATCAAGTCTTAATATTAAAACAGTTGTTAAGAATCTTGATGACTTTTTATTAAGACCACTTGGAGAAGCTTTCTTTCAATGGAACATGCAGTTCTTTGAAGGTGAGCTAGATGTGAAAGGAGATTTAGAAGTTAGAGCTACTGGTACAAATAGCTTGATGCAAAAAGAAGTACGTTCTCAAAGATTGACAATGTTCTTACAAACTGCACAAAGTCCAGCTATTGCACCATTTGTTAAGATTTCTAAACTTGTTAGTGAACTAGCCTATAGCTTAGATTTAGACCCTGATGAAATACTCAATGACCCTGAAGAAGCAGCTATCATGGCACAAATAATAGGAATGCAAAATGCTGGACAAACAACTGGCGAGGAAGCTCAACCCGATAGTCAACAACCCGGAGGTATGGGAAGTCTTGCAGGAACACCTGCTCAACCTCAAGACCTTGGACCTACAGGCACTGGCGGTGGCAACATCGGAATCGGAAATGTTCCGGTTGCAGGGGAGAGTGAATTCAGTGGTACGCTTAGAGCAGCTCCCGGAGCAGGTTAAAGAAGCTCTTAATAGAAAGGAATAAAAATGAGTTTATTAAATGATGATGGCAAAAAATATCCAAACAAAGGACTAGAAGCTCTAGCTAAAGAGGCTCCTGAAGTCGTAAAAAGAATGGGCTATAGAGATGGAGAATCTGTTGTAGACTCTCTAAATGCAAACCCACGAGTCATTCTAAATGGATTGGATGCTGCTATTAACTCAAAGATGCTTGATTTAGAAGATGCTCAAAAAAACAAAGATGTAGAACAAGTAGAAAAAATAGGTAAAGAAATCAATGAGCTAGACAGGCAACGTATTCTTCTTAAAAATGAAATATCAAAAGAAAGACCTGCAATGGCAATGGGTGGATTACTCGATGACGAAAGAATGCAATATTCTAGTGGAAAAATTGTTAAAGAAATAGCAGAGTCGATATCAACTTTAATGTCAAAACGTTCTAAGTTAGAAAAAGAACTTAATACTGAAGATATGTCTAAAGCAAGTCAAACAAAAATCAAAAATCAAATTAAAGACATAGATGAGAAAACTAAAAAATTAACAACTGATAAGTTTATAGAAGAAAGTAAAAATAGACCTTTATCTGAAAATTATGAATATTTTAGAGGAATGAAAAATTCAGATATTATTTCTCACAAAGACACTGAAAATTTTTTAAAAGAACATGGTTATAAAGAAGGCACAGTTGATGACATACCTCGTATTGGAATGCAAAACTATGAAATAAAATATAATTCAATGGGTGAAGTTGATTCTATTATTGCAAGAGAAAATATGGGAGATAAAATAGATGAAAAAGTATTTAAAAACCCAAAGTTAATTGAACTAGCTCGTTATATGAATTATGCAGAAGGCGGGGAAGTAGACGAACAAATGTCTATGCTAATGCAAAACCAAGAGCCTCCAATGGAATCAGACGAAGAGATGGAGGACAACTATTTAGATTTTATACTTGACGAAGCATTATCAGAAGAAGAAGAAGATATGCTAATGTCAAAACTAGAACAAGACGAGCAACTATCTATGCTATTTGATAAAGTAGTAGAAGTTGCTTCAGAATTTGCTGGGTCAGGACCTGTTGAAGGTCCGGGCACAGGAGTCTCTGACAGTATACCTGCACGGTTATCTGATGGAGAATTTGTCTTTACTGCAAAAGCTGTAGAAGAAATCGGAGCCGACAACTTAATGGCAATGATGAAAGATGCTGAAGCTAATGCAGATGCAAGACAAGGAATGGCGAATGGCGGTGAAATGGATGAAGAAACTGTAGTCGTTAAAGGCGATGATGAACCTGCTAGACAGGAGATTAGAGTCGTTAAAGAAACAGTGGATGCTGCTGGGAGAATGGTAGAAGATGAAGATGAGATATCAAAAGGTATTAAATCTCAAATGATGCTAGACCCAAACCAAAGACACGTCAGAAGCTAAAAAGGCGATAGAGCTACCCAATACATGTCATAGGCACTCTATCATTATATAAACCGAAAGGCTACCTTTACAAGACAAGCCCTGCAAGTGCACATCGCAGCTACCTTGTTAAAAAAAGCCCTTAGTAGGAGAAAAGAATATGACTACTGAAGTACAAGAGGATAATGCCAATCCTTACAATCAAAAAAAATCATGGCATGATGGTGTTGAGGAAAGTTTTGAAGATGCAACTGGAAT